TCCTCACGAAGGGAGATATCATTCGATGTTCTTGATTCATCTTTTGTGGTTGCAACGGCAGGCGGTGAAAGCATTGGACGCGGTGAAACGCTCAGTCATGTCCATGCTAGTGAGCTTGCGTTCTGGCAAAAGTCCACTGCACTGGATAACTGGAACGGACTGGTACAAGCGGTTCCTAACTCCCCTGGCACTGCGATTTTTGTGGAAAGCACGGCTAATGGTGTTAATGGTATATTTTATGACCTTTGGCGTGGGGCTGTTGATGGTACGAATGGTTACGTCCCTATTTTCATTCCTTGGTTCACTGACCCAGCGTATCGTGAAAAGGTCAAAGAAGGCTTTGAGCGAACTCCAGAAGAAGATGACCTAGTAGAAAAGTTTGACCTGGACAATGAGCAGCTCATGTTCAGAAGACGTAAGGTTGCTCAGAACGGCCTAGATTTATGGAACCAGGAGTACCCTGGTGTTCCCGAAGATGCCTGGTTAACTACTGGTCGACCTGTGTTTAATCCTCAGCAGCTAGTGAAGCAACTTGATGAGACCAGGGAACTGGAATCGCGTCTTGCCCTGGAAGCTGATGAGTGGGAGAACAACCACCGTGGCGAACTGTTTACCTTTAGGCCGCATGTGCCTGGAGAGAATTATGTCATCGGAGCTGATGTTGCTATGGGTGTAAGGAACGGTGACTTTTCAGTTGCCCAGGTCCTGGACTCAAAGAAACGACAGGTAGCAATCTACCGTGCCCATGTTCACCCAGATTACTTTGCAACAGTCTTATATAAGCTTGGTGAGTATTACAACAATGCCCATATCTGTGTAGAAAACAATAGTCATGGAATTTTGACTTGTACTCGTCTGGGTAAGGATATGGCATACCCTAATTTCTACACTGAAATACAGCACGACAAAGTAACCGACAGAGAGACTGTGAAATTAGGTTTCTCGACCACCTCAAAAACTAAACCCCTAATCATCGACCAACTTAGAGCAGCAATGCGCGAAGGCGAACTAGAGCTTAACGACAAGGTCACTCTGAGAGAAATGCTCTCATACATAGTGACTGAATCTGGTGCTATGCAAGCCGAGTCTGGATGTTTTGATGACTGTGTTATGGCCCTGGCTCTCGCTAATTATGTGCATGAAGGTGCCTGGGACCCGATTGAATCTTCAGACTCTTACTATATAGAGATGGTATAAAAAATGGCAAAAAAGCTTAAAGAGAAAAAACTGTCAGACAACAACATCGTTGCCTTGGTGGACGAGCAGATAGGATTATCTGTGGGATACGCAGACTCAGAGCTGTCCACAGAACGTGCCAAAATCATTGACTATTACAATGGTACGCTGCCGAAGCCGGTGCATGAGGGTAACAGTAAGTATGTTTCTTTAGATGTCTATGATGCCGTAGAGTCACTTAAGGCTGCTCTTCTTGAAACCTTCAGCGCAGGTAACAAGACAGTACGTTTTGCTGCACAGAACGAGGATGACGTAGAGAAAGCTAAGGTCTGTACTGAGTACACAGACTACGTTGTACACCGTCAGAATGATATCTATACAGTCATGTCTACCGCTATCCATGATGGCCTTATTGCCAGGGCAGGAGTTGTCAAAGTATTCTGGGAAGAATCTGTAGAGTATGACTATGAAGAGTTCACCGATATCACCGATGGTGAGCTAAACATGCTGCTTGCCCAGGATGACGTAGAGTTAACCGACAGTAAGACAGATGAGCTAGGTTTAATCTCAGGCACTATCAGTATTGAGCAGGACACAAGTCGTGTTGTTATTGAGAACGTAGCCCCCGAAGAGTTCCTCATTGAGACCCAGGCAAAGAGCCTGGAAGATGTAAACTTCTGCGCCCACCGAACAAAGAAGACTTTGTCTGAGCTGCGCCTGGAAGGATACAGTAAAAAATTAATAGACAAGATAGGTGAACACAGTGATGTTGACCTGGATAGTACACCTGAAGTTTTAGCTAGGTTCGATAATGTAGGAAACTTCCGTGGAACCAAGAGCGGTGGGTACCAGGAACAGGTTCGTAGCGTCATGGTATATGAAGCCTACATGATGCTTGATGTGGATGGTTCTGGCGTAGCTGAGCTACACCGGGTTATCAAGGCAGGTAATGTTCTTCTCTTAAAAGAAAAGACTAATCGTAAACCCTTTATAACATTCGTTCCTCTCCCGGTCCCTCATAGTTTCTATGGTAACAACTACGCTGACAAGGTGGTTGCTACTCAGAATGCCAGGACCGTCTTAACCAGGTCTATCCTGGACCACGCTATGATTACAAATAACCCACGTTATACCGTAGTCAAAGGTGGTCTAACGAACCCTCGTGAGCTGATAGATAATCGTGTTGGCGGCATAGTAAATGTCAGCCGTCCAGATGCTATCAGCCCAATGCTTCAGGCTCCTCTGAACCCTTATGTCTACCAGACTATTCAGATGTTGGACGAAGACAAAGAAGACACTACAGGTGTCTCTAAGATGTCCCAGGGCCTCAATAAAGATGCTATCAGCAAGCAAAACTCTGCAGCAATGGTTGAGCAGCTTGCGACCATGTCTCAACAGCGACAGAAGATAATCGCCAGGAACTTTGCGACTCAATTTGTTAAACCTTTGTTCCAGGAAGTCTATCAGCTAGTTTGTGAGAACGAGTCCCAGGAACGTATTGTCGAGTTGTCGGGTAACTATGTTCCTTGTAACCCACGCGACTGGAAAGAGAAGCGTGATGTTGTCATTGAGTTAAACCTAGGTTACGGAGAACAAGAGAAAGAAGCTCAGAAGTACCTGGCACTTCACTCGATGATTACAGCAGACCCAAACCTATCAAAGATGTACCAGGCACCAAATCAGTATGCCCTGGCATCCAAGATTATGGAGCTGACAGGCATCAAAGAAGTCAGTGCCTACCTTACTAATCCTGAAAATCTGCCACCTGAGCAGCCAGACCCGGCTGAAGAGATGCAAATGCAGATGGCTCAGAAGCAACTTGAGATACAGGAGCGTCAAACAGTACTAGCTGAGACTAAAGCCCAGGTAGATGCCCAGATTGACCAAATGAAACTTGAGCTAGAGAAAGCAAAGGCTGAGAACACCCATGCCATTGCGTCTGACAACCTCGACTTGAAAGAAGAGCAGCTCAGGCATAAGAAGTTAGTCGCTGCAGCAGAGCTAATCCTGGCTCAGAATGCAGATGAGATAACTGCCATTGCTTCACCAAACTAAAAACCCCCAACCATGCCCTTAAGGAGAGCAGAAAATGAATGAAGAGCAACTAGCAACACTAGGTACAGACGCAGAAACCTTGTTGAATACTGAGGTTTTCACCCGGACCATTAACAGCCTGGTTGATGCAACCATGCAAGCTTTCTTAGGGTCAGCCCCTGATGAAGAGGCTAAACGAGAGAAGGCGTACAGCCACTATAACGCATTAGTCGATATTGTTAACACTTTGAAGCAACAAGTAGAAGTGCGTGACCAGATTGATGCGAAAGTTAACGAAGTAACCACTGAAGAGGAATAAGACCATGTCATTTAATGATAACGTCAACGATAATTCCAAATCTGGAGCAGCACTGACTATTGATGATGCTGCTGACGCTATACTTGGAAATTGGGAGGACGCTGAAGAGCTATCCGAAGATGAACAAGAGGCAACAGATGAAACTACGAGTGATGAGACTAAAGTAGAAGAATCTGTCGAAACTGAAGATGAAACTGAAGACTTAGAATCCGATGAGGACGATGAGGACCCTGAAGAAGAGGAACCTGAAGATACTGAAGATGCCCAGGAAGAAGAAGAACAAGACGAAGACAGTGAAGAAGCTGAAGTCGTTGCGTTTGATGATGAAACCCTGGTAGACATAAGTGTCGACGGTGAATCAAAACAGGCATCCATCAAAGACCTTAAAAGGTTGTATGGTCAAGAAGCATCTTTAACTAGAAAGTCTCAAGAAGCAGCATCACAACGTAAGTCGGCAGACGAACAAATGCAAAAAGCTGATGCGTCATTACAGGCTATGATTAGTCGAGCCCAGGAACGGTATAAACCTTACTCTGAAGTAGACATGCTAGTAGCGTCTAAAAACATGAGTGCAGAGGATTTTACTCAACTCCGGGCAGAATCTAGACAAGCCGAAGAAGACTTAAAGTTCCTGACTGAAGAAGCTGATGGTTTCTACGGATACGTCCAACAACAGCAAGCACAGGCTCAACAAGAGCAAGCGAAAGAATGTGTCCAAGTTCTGCAGAGAGAAATCCCTGATTGGAATAATACGCTGTATAACGATATCCGGCAGTATGCCATTACCAACGGTTTACCCGAACAAGCCGTCAATCAATACGCTGACCCTAACGTAATTATGTTACTTAATAAGGCGCGTATGTTTGACCAAACTACGAAGGTAGCCACCGTTAAAAAAGCTAAAGCAGCCAAGAAAGTCTTACGGACTAAGAAGGCCCCACCTACTAAAACTGACATCACTAGAGAGCGTCAGCGGAAGAATGTGGAGCGTCTTAGGTCGGCTAATAATGACCTGGACAATATTGCAGATGTGATTATGTCGAATTGGGAATGATGCTAACCAAACCCCTCCCATTTTTAAAAGGTAATAAATAATGAGTACTTTACAAAGCTACACGGTAGTTGGTCTCGCTGAAGACGTGAGCCAAACTATTGCAAACATATCGCCCACTAGCTGCCCCTGGCAGTCAATGGTCAAATCAGAGAAAGTTTCTGCGCGTACATTTGAATTTCTTGAAGATTCAATTCGTGCTGCAGGCGTTAATGCTTTAGTAGAAGGAGGCGATGCCTCTACCACTGCTATCGCGCAGCCAACTGTTCGTTCTAACACGACTCAAATCATCGGTGAAGCATTTAAAGTTGCTGCTACTGTTGATGCCGTTAAGACTCACGGTCGAGCTAAAGAAACCGCCTACGCTCTTGCTAAGACACTAAAAGCTATCAAGCTTGATGTTGAAAAAGCAAATATTGGTGTTGACCAGGCTGCTGTTGCAGGTAGTGCAAGTGCTGCTCGTAAGATGGCTTCCATCTCTCAGCAAATCTCAACTACTTTAGATGCAGGTTCCAACTCAACTGATGCACTGACTGAAGCTAAGCTCCTAGCTTTGCACCAGACCTGTTATGAGAATGGCAGCGAGCCAACTGTGCTTATGATTAAGCCAGCTGATGCCACTATTGTTGCCGGGTTCGCTACAGCCACTGGACGTAACCGTGAAATCGATGCTAAGACCTTGGTCAATGTAATCGACGTAATACTTACTCCATTCGGTGAGCTACGAACTGTCATCAACAGAAACCAACTTTCGACTCACGCATTCTTGGTTGACCCATCAATGTTTAAGCAGTGTGTACTGCGTCCATTTACTCGTACTTTACTTGCGAAAAATGGCGATGCAGATACTCATTTTGTAGTGGGTGAAGTTAGTAACAAGCATGTGAACTACTCCGATTCAGGAGTCATTACTGGTCTGTCTTGAGTTCTCTAGATAGCTAGTAACTTGTAGTACTTGCGGTGGGCCCTGGGTATCCAGGTTCCGCTCTCCTTACTGGAGCCTGGGTCTCACTGCATTTTATTTATTCAAAGGAGAAGCCATGTCTACTATAGACACAAAAACCACCATGCACGATGTGCAGACAGGAGTCCTCCGGGACAACGATGATAGAAACTTTACTATCAAGCAAACACAACACATTCCCCAGAGCTTTCTGGATACTCTTAAGAGACAAAAAGAAAGCTCCTTAGACTTCAAAGAGAAAGACTACATGACTGTTGCTTCAGTCCCTGTGTCTGTCCATGAGAAGTGGCTACGCGAAGGTTTCGACATGTTAAAGGAGCCTGCATTTAAGATAGTTGCCAGGTTAAAACAAGAGAACCTGGACGCATTCCTTACTACTAAAAAGAAGGTATAACCTATGAACAAGGGTAGTCTTAGAACCCACTTCAAAGCACTGCTTAACCGCAGTGATATCACGGATACCCTGGCTGATACTTTTATTGACCAGGGCATCACTAGGATTCAAAGGTCCTTGCGCGTTCCCTCTATGGAAAAGAAGCACACCTATACCTTTAGTGCTGAAGCAAGCCAGGTGACTCTACCCTCAGACTTCCTCGAAGCTATCGACGTTTACTATGACCATACGGCTCTCACAAGACTCCCTATGTCAGATATGGCTGCTCGTAAGGAAGGTAACGAGACAGGTATACCCTCGTATTTCGCTAGAGAGCAGGGCGCACTACTACTATACCCACATCCTGCCTCTGGTAGCTTAACTCTTAATTACTACGCTACGTTTACTGACATGGTTAGTGACTCCGATGAAAGCATCCTTGCACAGATAGCATCCGACTTAATCATATACTCAGGGTTAACTTATGCGGCTGACTACTATCTCGATGAGCGTTCACCAGTGTTCTCAAGTAAGTACTTAGAGTTTATGAATGAGCTTCAAGAGCAAGCTCATGACGCTGAGACAAGCGGCTCTCTCCAGAGCATTCGTCCTTCCTACACATACTAAGAACAAACTGAGGTTGTAGATAACAATGTCCAAATCTTCTTTTTACGCAGATAGCGGTGCATCGCCCACAGAGACAGATGCTATTGAATCCTCTGTAGCCAGTGCAGCATCTTCAGCGACAGCAGCAGCTACTTCAGCTACAGCTTCAGCCACAAGTGCTGCTGCTGCAAGTGCAAATGTCGCAGCTAACGCTGCATCAGCAGCCGCGAGTGAAGTCTCTAGAGTAGCCTCCGTAGCTGCAAAAGATGCCTCAGTGGTAGCAAAAACTGCTAGTGAAACTGCACAGGCCACAGCCTTAGTTTCTAAGAACGCAGCCGCTACTTCTGAGACAAACGCAGCCGCTAGTGAGACTTCTGCATCAAGTGATGCGGCAACAGCAACAACCAAAGCTTCAGAAGCAGCCGCTAGTGCTACTGCCAGTGAAGCCTCTAAAGTGACAAGTGTTGCTAGTGCAGCCACTGCCACAACCAAAGCCTCTGAAAGTTCTACTAGTGCAACAAATAGTGCGTCAAGTGCTACCGCTAGTGAAGTCTCTAGAGTAGCCTCCGTAGCTGCTAAGACAGCTTCTGAAACAGCAGAAACAAATGC